CTTTCTTCGTAAAAATTCGTCCTTAAAAACGGGTTTGAACAAGGAAGAAATTGCTCTTCAGAGCTTCAAACAAGCCGAGGAGAAATGCAGAGTCACGAATCGTTCCCTTTTTACCAAGCTATCGACAGGACAAATACATCCTGACGACTGGTATGTGATAAACTCACAGATCAGAAAAATTAGCCGTATTTTGGGGAACTTTTCGATAGATGAAATGCTGGACAAGTGTAGCTGGGGTCCAGGATCAACCCTAAGTATTAGGGGCTCTGATACTTCTGCGCCTCACAAGTTTGACACCGAGTGCGAAATTACGCTCGGCGCGTACGCCTTGTTCGGAGATGTCCTTAAACTTGCTTACCCTAATTGGGAAAACTTGAATAAGCTCACCTTCGTACGAGGAAACTCTATTGTCACAGTCCCGAAGAATGCTAAGACTGACAGAACTATTGCTATTGAACCTGGATTAAATATCTGGGTTCAGCTAGGAATTGGTCGAGTCATTCGGCGCAAACTTCGGTTCGCTGGGTTCAATCTCGATTCTGACTTGAAGAACAAACGTGGAGCCTTTCTTGGCTCCATGGGAGTCCCTCTCGCCACTATCGACTTCAAGGCAGCATCTGATACCATTAGCCGCTCTCTCGTGGATCTTTTGATTCCACCTGAGTGGTTTGTGATACTGGATTCTGCCCGGAGCCCTGTCTATACGCTCGGTGGGGAAACCTTTGTATCTGAAAAATTCAGTACAATGGGTAACGGTTTTACCTTCGAATTGGAATCACTTATCTTTGTAACCCTGGCTCTCGCTATTTGCGAATTCCACGGTTGCTCTGATGAGAATGTTTCTATTTTCGGAGATGATCTTGTTATCCCCTCTGAGTGTGTAGAGCAACTGTCTAGAGTATGTGAGTTGTATGGTTTCACGATAAACCAATCAAAAAGTTACTCGACTGGTTATTTTCGTGAATCCTGCGGCTCTTATTACTTCAATGGACACGATGTGAAACCGCTCTTTTTAAAGAAGCGGCTTTTATATCTCAAGGACGTTTATCGTCTTGCAAATAGGGTTCGGGAGTTCTCTCACACTCGATGTTCAAACATCGGTTGCGATTCCACTTTCAAGCCCCTCTGGTTTTCGCTAGTTAACCTTATTCCTCGAACCTTACGGTTCTTCGGTCCTAGGTCTGCTGGCGATGCTTGTGTGTCAGACAATTTATTGCCTGGCACAAATGCACGAAAACCGTCGAATGGATGGGAAGGTTTCTTGTTCCCAGCACTTCCGACTGTTGCCGTTGAGATAGAAAAAGACAGCCCAGGCTTACTTTTAGCTAGGCTGCAATCTCCATCGCGCGAACGAGCATATCTTAACTCAGTCGCGTTGCGTGCGAAGACAAAAATCGTCTATAAAAAGGCGATGTTTGCTGCACTGTGGT